TCGCCCCGTTTTGGCGTGGGCGTGCAGGCGCGGGGGCCCTGAGAAGACGTTGCCTTTGGCGCTGTCAATGAAGCTGGCCGCCAGGTTGGCGAAGTCACCACTGCTGAACCCGCCTCCACCCCCGCCGAACATCCCGAGGATGCCGTTGACAATGCCGCCGAAGCCTCCCTCGCCCCCGCCGATACTGCTCATGGCCTTGGCAGCCAAAGCCTTGGCCTCGATCTTGGCGATGTCCAGGATCACGGATTGGGCGAACTTCGCAAAGTTGACGTTGCCCGTGGTAAGAAACTCGTCCAGTGCGCCCTCAATGGCGCTGGACATCGCTTGATATGAGTCAGCAGCCTGCTTGGCAGCGTTGGTCGCGTCATCCACGTAGGCCTTGTGGGCCTTCTTCCACCCCGCCACATAGCTCCGCTGAAACTCCTGGTCCTGCATCTGGGCGGCGGCTTTGGCGTCGATCGCTCCACGCTCAGCCTTTGCAACCTCCGGGTCGACCTGGTTCCTGTCGACACGTCTTTGGAGGTCCTCAACGGCTCTCAATTGCTCACGCTCGATTCGGAGCTGGGCCACTTCCTGGGCCGTTTTGTCGAGGGCGATCTGCTCGAACTGAAGGTCGTCAATGTACCTGCCGGTTGACACGCTCAGGTCGTCAATGGCATTCCTGTTTGCTGTGCGGGCCTTGGTTGTGTCGAGCAGCGCTTGCTGCTGCTGCTTCTCCAGCTTTAGGGAGTTCTCGGCTAGGTCGTTCAGGAACTTCTCGACCTGGACCTTGTCACCAGCCGCCTTGGCGTCAGCCAGAGAAGCCTCAATGAGCAGGCGCTCGATCTCAAGTGATGCCATCGTCGCCTGGTTCTTCTTCTCCGTGGCCACTGTCGTGCTGATGGTCTGGGCAGCGAGGTCGATCTCGATCTCGATCAGCTCACGGCCAAGCTGAATCTTTTCCTGCTTCAAACCTGATTCAAGGTTATCGTTCAGGATGGAGCGAGCGTCCTTCAGGGCACCACGACCGGAGCCTCCAGCGCCCCTGCCTTCAGACCCAAGAATCTCCGAGGCCTTGCGTGTCGGCTTCTTCGTTTCTCCGGCCACGGCAGCCTTCAGACCCTCGGAAGCGTTCGAGGCCTTGTACTTCTCCCTCTCCAGACCCTCAACTACCTTGCCCCATTTGGCGACTGACTCACGTGCATCGGAGAGAGCGGTGCCCGTAGCCCGGCCCTCAACCCTCAAACTGAGCAGCTTCTCAGCCTTGTCCAATTCTTCCTGGGCCTCGCCCAGGTCCCCGACCCCGTACTTCTCCCGGCGAGAAACCTTGTCCAGAGCGGCTGATGCCCTGACGGCAGCGTCATAGGCCTTGTCACCGGCCCGTGAGGCGTTATTGCCCCAGATAGTCCAGGCGACTGCACCGGCTGCCAACCCCCCAGCAATGATCGTGAGAGGTGTTGGGATGGCCATGAGGAGTGAGGGCAAGCCAGCAACAATGGCCTTCATGGACGCCATTGGCCCAAGTGCTGGACCCATGATGCCACTGGCAATCTGCATGCTCGTGGCAAAGCCCATGACTGCTGTAGAAGTGGCAGTCCAAACAGCAGCGGTGATCATCCCAGCCTTGTACACTACCCAAGCCTGTGCCAGAGTGATTAAGTGTGGGGCCATCTCTATTACGGCATTGGTCAGCGATGCCATACCCCCGACAATCGACTTCAGATTTTGTAGGAATGCGGGGTCAGCGAACAACGCCTTGAGGTTGTCTGCTAACTGACTGAAGATGGGCTCCATCTCATTGAAGGCAGTGACTAGCTGGACCTTCATGGTGTTTATTGCTTGAGCCCACTTACCTTTGGCTGTGTTCTCAAGTTCGGTGGCAACTCCCTCCATGAATCCTTTAGAGTTCTTGATCTCATCACGCAGCTCTATCCACTTGTCTTTGGTAAGAGCAAGCATGGCAACAGCTTCTTTAGCACCTCTCTCACCAAACAGCCTCTGAAGTATCTCTACCTGGTCTCCCTTACTGAAGTCTGCCAACTTACCCTTCATATCGAACACCACATCAGCAAAGTTTCTGAGATTGCCCTCAGCATCTTTTGTTTTCAGGCCAAGGTTCTCCATGGCCTTGGCTGACTGTGGTACAGGGGCGTACAGTTCCTTGAGCATATTGCGGAAGGATGTGCCCGCAGCAGTTCCAGTGATGTTGACTTTTGCAAGCAGCGTGATGGCAGTCGCTGTGTCTTCGAGGTTTGCGCCATACTGTTCGCCAACAACGGAGGCTGTCTTCATGGCCTCAGTCATACCCTGGACCGAGGTCTGCGACAGGGCAGCCGCCTTGGCGAACACGTCCCCCACGCGCTCAGAGTCCTTGACTGTCAGATTGAAGGCTTTCATCACACCAACCAGGGTGACAGCCGCCTGCTCCATCTCCATCTCACCGACCGTGGCAAGGTTCAATGTCTGTGGCATCGCCTCAAGAGCCTCGGACGCATCAAGGCCTGCCTGAGCCAGTATCCTGAAGCCGCTGGCAATCTCTGTAGGTCCTCGCAAACCGGTCTGTGAAAGGCCCAGGGCAGCATCAGACAGCTTCTGTACTGCCTCAGCAGACTCACCTCCCAGGGCTTTCACAAAGGTGAGCTGGTAGGCGAACTCGGAGCCAGCCTTGGCTGCGTTTATGAACGCGCTGCCAATGGTTGCTCCAGCCAGCAGCGGGATGAGTGAGCCGTAAGTGATCCACAACGTCCCCAGCGAACCGGCCAAACCCCTCGCCGCCGCATGCCCCTCGTTAGCGACCTTGTTCCAGTGAACCTGGGAGGCGGCGCTTTCTTTGGTGGCAGTGGACAACGACTTGTAGGCTGCCTCGGCTGCGACAACACTGCCCCGCGCCTGAGCGGCTGCAAGAGCTTGAGACGACCCCGCAACACCGGGCAACTGCTCCTGTCTAGCTCCCCCGTAGAAAGCCTTCGCGGCCTGAACAGTAGCAGATGCTCGCTGCTTATCAGTTAGCGCCAGCCATTTGGCCTGAGCCTCCAGCTCTTTGGTTATCTGCTTTTCCGCAGCCAGTGCCCTGGCTCTTTCAGCAGCCCGTGCTCCTGTTACGTTTAGTTCTCTGGCTGCCGCTTGGGCAACCATTTCTTGAGTTATCTGCTTTTCCGCAGCCAGTGCCCTGGCTCTTTCAGCAGCCCGTGCTCCTGTTACGTTTAGTTCTCTGGCTGCCGCTTGGGCAACCATTTCTTGAGTTATCTGCTTTTCCGCAGCCAGTGCCCTGGCTCTTTCAGAGGCATTGGTTCCGGCTGCGTTAAGTTCCCGCAGACCCGCCTGTGCCCTAGCCCTTTGCTCGTCACCCCTCAACAATTCGCTATAGACAGCCGCTTGGGCCGCCTTCAGTCTGTCAAGGTTCTTGATCTGGGCTTCGCCAGCTTTAATGGAGGCAGCCCCGGTCATCTCGGCGCTTCGCAACATGATCTTCATGTTGTTGGCCATGCCGTCAGACGCCACAGCAGTCTTCGCCTGCAGCGTAGCTACCTGCTTCGTCAGGCTGTCGATCTTTTTGGCGGCGAACTCAGCATCTGCGCCGATCCCCTCCACGCCCTTGCCGGTCGCGGGTGCCCGCATGACAGCCAGCAGGTCGCCGTACTTTTCCTTGAGTAGTTCGAGATCGGCCTTGGCCTGCCCGGTGTCAATCCTCAGAGTTAGGGTTGCTGCTGCGTCCGTACCACTCATGACCTAACTCCTAAGATTTGTGCATCTGCGTTATTGCTGAGGATGACATCACTCGTATTGCGCGTAGCGTATCAAGCCTCTCGTCCGTACCCTGGACCTCGAACAGGTCCATGACCTGGAAGACCACGTTGAGGTCCAACCCTACCGGGCCGCCTTGCTCCATTCGCCACTGGTCCGAAACCTCGCAGAAAATCTCGTAAGGCAGCCAGTTGTCAGGCCACACCTCGAAGTCCGAGGTGTCCATCACGTCTTCCCGCAACAGGCCGATGGCCTTCAGCTCAGCGTCTGACGGCCCGGAGTCGTACATCCGGGCAGCCAGGGCTACGAGTTTTTTTGCCGCCCCTCGAACAGGCCCTTGTTGTAGCCCTCGAAGATGGCACGGGCTGCGGACGGGTAGTTGTCCAGCAGCATGTCCAGGGCGGCAGCATCGAACGGGACATCGACGCCTTCCCAGCCCTCGACCAGCTCCTGGAGCGCGTCCAGATCGGTGCGGGCGGTCTCGCCATCACCCAGGCTGTCGAAGAAAGCCTTGAGGGCCTTGCGCCCCTTGTGCTTGAACACGAACGTGACTGTCGCATCGCCATCGGTGGTCGGGATGGCCACGGGTTGCTTGAAGGTGGGTTTCGGTTGCAGTACAAACATGGTATCGCCTCATGTGATTGGTCCACCTCTAGGTTGGTGCCACTGACCTGTCCGCGAGGCGGGTACGGACACGGATCGCTCCGCTGGTCAGTGGGTTCTGGAGCCGCTAACTGCCTACAGCTAGCGGTTATGTCAGGATTACGTCGAGTAGCGCAGCGGCTCGGCGGCGTAGGACAGGCTGATCTGCGTCATCAGGGCCTCGTTCGTGGCCATGGTCGGCACCTTCAACAGCGACCAGTAGGCGTTCGCAGCCAGCTTCGAGCCATTTGGGAAGGTCATGAGCAGTCCGTAGGGAGCCCGCGCTTCGTCCGCCACGCTCACGTCAGCGTACCAGGCCAGGGTCGGATCATCGAACACGTCGATGGTCATGTTGACCGCGTCCTTGATGGTCGGAATCTGGCGCTTGACCGTGTCCGTGATCGAGGTAATGTCGGCGAACTGCTGCGCACCACCGGAAGCGCTCACGCCCTTGACCTGCGACAGCACGGACCAGGCGGTGATCTTGCGGAAGGTACCAGCACCCGCCGAAACACCACCAGCGTACTTGGTCGTGTCAGAGGTATCGACGCCTTCAAGGGTCATGGAGACACCAGCGGCGACCGCTGACACGCGGCAAACCCGTTGGTCAAGCAGGCCCCAGCCAGACGAGATGACGACATAATCACCAACGGTGGGAGGGGTAGCCGTACTGGCGACTGCCGGGTTGGCATTCGTGATGGCGGTGATCGTGGTGCCAGCCAGGGTGAGGACGGGGGAGTAAGTTTTGTCAACAGCCATTTGGCTTACGGTAGAAGTGGG